AGCGGAGAAGCTGGCAAGCCTCCCGAAAGCTGATCGGGACGCTATCATTGCCACGCGGACAGAACAGGAAATGCCTGGCCCTGCTACACGATTGGCGGGGCTTCCATGCAAGACCAGAGCAATGCGCCCCTGATGGTGACTGGGACATCTGGATGATCCTCTCTGGCCGTGGATGGGGCAAAACCCGAACCGGCGCTGAGTGGATCAGGGAAAAAGCCCTGGCCAGCCCGATCCGCATCGCCTTGGTAGGGGAAACCGCAGCCGATGCCCGCGACGTGATGGTGGAAGGGGAAAGCGGTATCCTGCGCTGCCATGCACAGGACGAGTGCCCGATCTACGAGCCATCAAAGCGCCGCCTGACATGGCCGAACGGATCAACGGCCACGCTGTTCAACGCCACTGAGCCTGATCAGCTACGAGGCCCGCAGTTCTCCGCAGCTTGGTGTGACGAACTCGCCAAGTGGCGCTATGCCCGCGAAACGTGGGATCAGCTACAGTTCGGCCTGCGTCTCGGCGATCACCCGCAAGTGCTTGTGACCACAACACCGAGGCCCATCGAGCTTGTGAAGGCCATCGTTGCAGGCAAGGAAGGCAAAGCGATCATCACGCGCGGCCGGACGATGGACAACCGCAACAACCTTGCCCAGACCTTCCTTGAGAAGATCGAGACCCGCTACGGCGGCACGCGATTGGGGCGCCAGGAACTGGAAGGCGAGATACTCGGCGACATCCCGAATGCCCTGTGGACACTGGCAAACATCGACACCGCAAGGATCAGGGAACACCCGGCCACGATGCGCCGGATCTACGTGGCAATCGACCCGGCGATCAGCAACACCGAGCATTCGGATGAGCATGGCATCATCGTCGTGGGCCAGTCTGCTGATGGCAAGGACGGCTATGTGCTGGAAGACGCCAGCCTGAAGGGAAGCCCGCTGGACTGGGCCAAGCGTGCGCTGTCTGTCCATGACCGCTGGCAGGCTGATGGCATCGCGGTGGAGATCAACCAGGGCGGCGACATGGTAGCCCAGACGATCCGGTCAGTCAGGGCAGGCGTCAAGATCGTCGAGGTTCGCGCTACACGGGGTAAACACGTGAGGGCCGAGCCTATTGCCGCGCTCTATGAGCAGGGCCGCATTCACCACGTAGGCGCGTTTATTGACCTTGAGACGCAAATGACGCAGATGACTACGTTCGGATTTGAAGGCGACGGCTCACCAGACAGGGTGGACGCGCTGGTCTGGGGGCTTTCTGTGCTGTTTCCGTCGATGGTTCGTGAGGATAAGAGCCGGATCAAGGCCGTTCCGCCTGTCACCGCAATGCCGATGGCGAGGCGCTGATGCAACCTATAGCCGAATATCACCGGGCTGAGACCGACCGGGGTGTCAAAACCGGTAACCAGAGAGCGAAAGGCGCCTGAATGGCCAAGACTAAAAGCGAAATCTGGTCAGGCGTCCATGACGAGGCGCTGAAACGTTTCTCGCAGATCGAAGGCAACCTGCGCGACGAACGCATGTGTTCGCTTGAGGATCGCCGGTTCTACAGCATTGCAGGCGCCCAGTGGGAAGGCTCGATGTTCCGCGACTGGGGCAACAAGCCCCGGATCGAGGTCAATAAAGTCCACCGCGGCGTCATGCGGATCATCAACGAATACCGCAACAACCGCATTTCGGTGGAGTACATCCCCAAAGATGGCACCGAGGCCGACGAACTGGCCGAGACCTGCAACGGGCTATACCGGGCCGACGAGATCGACAGCCATGCCGAAGAGGCGATGGATAATGCGTTCGAAGAGGCGGTCGGTGGGGGATTTGGCGCGTGGCGTCTGCGCACAGAACTAGAGGATGAATACGCCGAGGATGAGGAGGAAGAGGACTATCAGCGGATCAGGTTTGAGCCGATCTTTGATGCTGACAGCACGGTGTTCTTTGACCTGAACGCCAAGCGCCAGGACAAGTCTGACGCCATGTTCGCCTTCGTCCTGACCGCAATGACCCCGGAAGCCTACGAGGCCGAGTGGAACGACGACCCGGCAAGCTGGCCTAAGTCCGTCTACATGACGCAGTTTGACTGGTCCACGCAGGACGCGGTCTATGTGGCTGAGTATTACGTGGTCGAGAAGCGTAAGGAGCGTATTTTTGTCTACGCCGACGTGCTGGGCAATGAGGAAGAATACACCCGCGAAAACCTGGAGGACGAAGAGACTGCGCTGATGATCGCCGCGACAGGCATGACGCTGGTCCGGGAAAAGACCCGCAAGCTGCGCAAGATACACAAGTGGATACTGTCCGGCGGCGGCGTGCTGGAAGACAGCGGGTATATCGCCGGATCGCATATCCCCATTGTGCCGGTCTACGGGAAGCGGTGGTTTGTGGATAACCGGGAGCGGTTCATGGGTGCGGTGCGTCTGGCGAAGGACAGCCAGCGTTTGAAGAACATGCAGCTGTCAAAGCTGGCCGAGATCAGCGCCTATTCCGCTGTCCCGCAAGCCGATCATGACCCCGGAGCAGATCGCCGGGCATGAGAATGTGTGGGGAAATGACAACGTAGAGAACTACAGATACCTGCTGCTCAACCCGGTGACGGATGGCCAGGGCAATGAGCAGCCGATGGGGCCAATCGGCTATTCCGAACCGCCTGATATACCTCAACCCCTCGCAGCCCTGCTACAGATCACCGAGCAGGATGTGTCAGACCTGATGGGAATGCAGGACGCGGCCGAAGAGATGACGCCCAACATCTCCGGCAAGGCTATCGAGCTGATCCAGACCCGCGTTGACCAGAATAACTTCATCTACATGAGCAACATGGCGAAGGCGGTGAAGCGATGCGGTGAAATCTGGCTTTCGATGGCTAGGGATGTCTACGTCGAGCGCGGCCGGAAAATGAAAACCGTTGCCGAGAACAATGAGATTGCAGGTATTACGCTGAACACGCCAACGATTGATCCGGAAACCAGCGCCACGGTCTACGCGAACGACCTGGAGCGGGCCAAGTTTGACGTGGCGGTTACCGTCGGGCCATCCTCCGAAAGCAAGCGGGCAGGCACAGTCAGATCACTGGTCGGTATGCTTCAGTTCGCCCAGAATGACCCCGAGATGTCTACCGTGCTCACCTCGATGGCGATGATGAACATGGAAGGCGAAGGCCTGAAAGATGTCCGCAAGTTCTTCCGGACGCGCCTTGTGAAGATGGGCGCCGTTGAGCCGAACGAGGAAGAAATGCAGGCGATGGAAGCAGAGCTTCAAGCGCAGGAACCTGATGCTAACGCTGCACTTCTCATGGCAGAGGCTGAAAAGAGCCAGACGCAGGCCTTGCTCAACGTGGCAAGGGTGGCCGAGACGGAAGCCAAGACGGCTAAGACGATGGCAGACATTGACAGCCAGGGCAAATCCGACGCATTAAACGTGCTTAAAGAATTACGGGAGCCAGCGCCCCTACGCTGAGAGGACTACCAATGACAGACAAGGCAGGGATTGCAGATCAGGACATCGAGGAACTGGACGTAGCTCCGGAACTCCCCGAGACCGAAGACGAGACGCCCGAGGGTGAGAACCAAGCCGCCCCGGATGACTCCGAAGAGGAACTGATCGTCACAATCGGGGAGGAAGCGCCGCCTCCGGAAGAAATAGACGACAAACGCGCACCGGATTGGGTGCGTGAGGTTCGGGCTAAAGACCGCGAAAAAAACCCGCAAGCTGCGTCAAACAGAAAAGGAACTGGAAGAAACCAGGAAAAAGCTGGCATCTTACGAGCAGCAGAAAGAAACGCAGCTCGGACCGAAACCCACGCTTGAGGCCTGCGATTATGACGCGGATTTGTTTGAACGTCGTCTCGATGCCTGGAAGGAACGCAAGGCCGTTACCGACCGGCAGGCAGCAGAAGCTAGGGAAACCGAAGCCAAGCGCCAGCAATACTTCAACAGTAAGTTTGAGGCCTATTCGACACGGAAGGCTGAAGTCATTGGCAAGATCAAGGACTTCGCGGATGTAGAGGAAACGGTCTTACACGCGCTCGATGATACGCAGCGCGGTGTAGTACTGGCACATGCAAAGGACCCGGCACTTTTGCTGTATGCCATTGGGAAAGATGAAAAGCGCCTGCAGGAGCTGGCGAAACTTTCCGATCCTGTCGAGTTTATTTTCGCGGTCGCGCGCATGGAGACGCAGATGAGAACCCAGTCCCGCAAACCCAGTTCCGCCCCGGAGAAAAGTGTCAAAGGCTCTGCCAGCACTGTCGGGTCGGACAAGCGGCTCGATCAGCTATACGACGAAGCAGCCNGAACCGGCGACCTGACGAAGGTGCGTCAATACAAGGCCTCGCTGAAGAAGTAGCCTGATCCTGGCGCAAGCCAAGGAATAGAACCGTGTCTGACAGCCAACGCTCGAAAGAGTGGAGAGCTAGAAAAGAGGCAGAAGACCCGGCCTACACTGGACCCGGCAACGTGCCTTGGCGCGAGAGCGTGCCCGTGCACGTCACGAGGCGTTGAAGAACGATCCTGAGTACATAGAGCGCGAGCGCATCCGCAAGCGGGAACTGCAAGCCAAGCGGCGTGCCGATCCTGTGAGGGCGGCCAAGATGGCTGAGGATCGGAAACGGTATCTGGAAAACGAGGCATATGCTGCCCGCCAGAAGCAGGCGACTAAGCGCTGGAAGGCAGAAAACAAGACGGCCTTGCGTGAGTATCAGCGCCAATGGGTAGAGGAAAACAAAGACAAGGTGTCGGCTTACAACGTCGCTTACATGAGCGACTACGTAAA